CGAAAAACATCAGGTTTTTATCGTGTATCATGGTTTTCCTCCTTATGCGACCGCTTCTTCGGTGTTGACCAGTGCGTCCAAGCGTTTGACCGGAATGTCGTCGAACGTCATGATTCGCTGTCCAGCAACGGTTTCCCACGACAGGTTGTTCGCGATTTTTTCCAGGATGCCCAGACGCAATTTTTCTCGGATGGTCCGGTTGACGTACCAGGTTGCCCGACCGGCACCCAGTTTCGGGATGCGTTCCGAGGCCATGATCATCAGTCGGATCAGCGCTTTGGCGTTGGCGTCGTCGGAGAGGTTCGCCACGTCGATGTTGGCGATTCTGACCGCATAACGCCAGTCGCGAACGACCAGACCAACGTCATGGCGGTAGTGGGTGCGGTACGCTTCCATGCGTCCGCCATCGCCATCGATGTTCTCGACGGTGACTTGGCCTTTGTCTTCCATGATCAGGCCCGCTTTCGATCCTTTCGGATAGATGCCGTGGATGGTTTCCGGTCCCCACACGACCAGCCAGATGGATGTGTTGCCGGCACCCGTGCCGCCGGCGTTCACGATGTTTTCGGCGTTCTCGGCGGACAGATCGTTATACCGGGGAGCCAGTCCCTCGAATGCCGCCGAGTTCTCACCGACGGAGCCGTAGATGGCGGTGGAGGCCAGCTCTTGCGCGATGCCTTCGATGTGCGCCCGGTCTTCCGAGAGACGGAAGGCGGCCGTGTTGCCGTTCAAATCCGCCAAGGCCTTGTCCACTTCGGCGTAGGCTTCCAGCATGCCGCACGAGTCGGTGACCTGCGCGGTTTTCGATTTCGTCGGTTTCACGCCGCCGTAGAGTTTGCGCCAGGTCGGCTCGGGGATGCCGGTTCGTTGGGTCGTTCGATGACCCGTCGGCAGGTTCCCCTCGACCATGACCATGTCACCCACGATCGGATTTTCCTGAGACAGGATTTCCGCCACGGCCGCAATGGACCCATCCGGATCCAGACGTTTGGTAACATCCAGAAGCGTCGGGAAACGGTTATCAAGATAGGACATAGTTTCTCTCCTAGTTCATATTGGGGAACATGCGATTTGCGAGCGATTTCCCGCCGCCGGCCGTCGCCGTTCCCTTCACGACGCCGTCTTCTTTCAAGGTTTTCGAGAGGTTGTGGAACAACCGGATAATCAGCGGGTGGTTGCCCAGTCCCGTCTCGTCCAACAACTGTCGCAGCTCATAAGATCCATAGGCGTCCATCGCCCGGTTGGCCTGCCGAATGTTCTCCACGAAATGTTCTCCACCGATTTCCGGATCGTTTTGGGACTGCGCCAACCAGGTTCCGGTTTTCTGTTCGAACTCCGCCTGATCCGCCTTTTCGGCCAACGCCAAGGTGCTCTTTAACATACGATTCGCGTTCTCGCCGTTCAGCCCCATTTCCCGAGCCAGATCAACGTAGCCGGAGATGAAACCTTCGTTGACGTTCGGATAATCTTTCGCTTCGATCGTCCAGGACGTATCCGCCGGCAACGATCCGTTCGTCGTCTGTGGTGTCGCCGTCGCGTCAATCCCGGTATCCGTCGTCGTTTGCGACGTCGTCGTCATGTTCTGATCTATTTGTCCGTTTTCGTCCATTGGAAACTCCTGTAATTGCGTTGGTGTATTGGCCGTTTTCGTGTCCGGCGACCAGCGAGATGATCCATAAGCCGATGTTGCGTTCGCCCTCGGCGCGACTCATCACCAGCGCGTCCGGCGAGAAAGATGATCGGTAAACGCCGCAGCGCCCGACCACGCGGCGGAGAAAATCCACGCCCCGGGAATCTCCCAGGACGTAATTCAGCTCTTTGGCCAACTGTTCCTTTTCCGGTGTCATTGTCATCTCAATATCCACTCACTTGCGCCATCACGTCTTGTATCTGCATCGGATCGACCTGCGAGAGGTCTTTGGCCGCTTTGGCCTGTTGTTCAGCGACGGCGGCATCTTGTTGTTCCTGCAGTGCTTGTGCACGTGACTGACGGATTCCGTCAACGTCGTTTTCCCCTCGCATGATCTTCGGATTGACGCCGAACGAATCAGCCAGGTCGCGCGCGGCCTCGTCCGTATTGACGTTGTCCATGACATCCTGCGAGACCTGCGCGATCTGCATCATCGAGTTGAAGAATCGCGTCGTGGCGGCCGTCGTGATGGACTTCTGCGATTGCGCCAGCATGGACACGAACTCAATGTCGATCTCTTTGCCTCTCAAAGTATCCGGGGGCACCGGCACTTCGTTCGAATCCAACATCTTTTCGAACGAGATGGAGATCAGCGGATCCAGCAGTTCGTTGTGCAACCGCTCGAGCACCGGCCCCAGCATCAACATTTTTTCTTCTTTGCGTTCGGCCACTTCGGTCGCCGTCATTTGTCCCAGCGACGCATCCTCGAGCATCAAAAACATGTCGGCGAAAAAGGCTGCGTTGATGCGGCTGCGAATATCTCCGATGTCTTCTCTGAGTCCGGAGAGATCCAGGTTGACTTCGAACGCCGTCCTGACGCCAGGGCCGCCCGTATCGTGCACGTAGGTGATGCCGCCGGGCAGCAAGTCGTATCCCTGTTGTTGCAAGGACGCGGGCACCTGTAACGGCGGATTGCTCTGAAAGTTGATCGCCTTGGCCTTGTTCAGCTGCTCTTGCTGCAATTGACGCACATCGCCTAACGCGTCCATGGCCGGTGACGACCCGTAGATGTCGCCGCCGGAGACGGTCCACCGCGGGCAGACGACCGGAAAGCGTTTGAATCCCGATTCCCGCAGGACATCTTGCTCGCCGTACTCCATGTAGACCGAGCGAAACGGCATGTTCAGCGCATCCGGCAACGAGCTGTCGCGTTTTTCTCGCGGCTCGATGGCGTGGATGATCGTGATCCACTCATCGTAGTTTTTCCCCTCGAAGAGCGACTTCACGTGTTGCGAGCATTTTTCCAGACCGAATTGCTCGACCACCTGGCGCACGGTCATCTGCGATTTGCGATAAAAGGTGTCGACTTCGCCGTACGTGTTCGTCGCGATGCAGTATTCCCCCGCGGTCACGGGGTGCATCCAGATCGTTTTGTCGGGATGTTCGGTGATGATGGCCGCGGCGGTGCCGAACAGTCCCAGCTCGATGTAGATATTGTGCAGCACCCGGTAGACGTTCGATCGGTTGAAGATCCGGAGCATGGCGTCTCCCACGTCATGCAACCAGGTCGAAACGTCCGAGTCGCGAGCGGCCTCTTGGTCTGCCAACGTCAGTCGAAACCACGGGCGAGCCGGCGAGGTCATGCCGGACATCATCCCGGCGCCCAGGATCTGCAGCGCCCGCGTGCCGGTCGAATCGATGATCTTTTGATTCCGCTTTTCTCCGCGGTTGCGGTCGGTCAACACGAAGCGCCCAGCACGGGGATAGAAGTGTTCCGAGACGTCCTTCCAGTGACTGATCCACGACGACCGCTCTTTCTCCAGGGCCCCCAGACGTTTCGTGATCGATTGCGCCAAGGTTTCCATCAGACCCCCAGAAGCGTTCGGCGTTTTTTATTCGTGTCCGCCAGCATCACACCTTCTTTGCCGGACATCAAGGTCGCGCCCTGTCCGGATTGAGATCGATCGTTTCCGCTCGTCATTGTGGCGGAATCGCCCTCGGAAGCTTTCAGCTGACGATACTGAGATTCGGATTGAGCCTGGTCGTTTTTGCGGATTTGCGTGGCTTTCGCCTCTTTTGCCGCGGCCTCTCGCTCTTGAGAGAGGACGTTGTCGAACGAGACAGAATTCCAGTAGTCTTGATAAGTTCCTGACGTGTTGGCGTATTTCGCGTTGTATGTGTCGAACTCGTTCGGGTTTCCGCCAGCAGCACTCCAGGCTTGACGCGCATATCCGACGCCACTTTGAATTCCTGTCCCCTTGTAGTGATGTTTTTCCGTATCACCATAACGGAGATCTTTGTATTGATCGTAAATCAATCCCCAGTTGCTCATCACGCGCCTCCCAACAAGGTTTTTTTCTTCTTCATGGCCTCGTCAACGGTCGAGCCCGATGCGCCTGCCAACATGGTGGCGGAGGATCCGGTGTTGTCGGCCTTGATCGTGTCGACGTCCGGTTCTTTCGCATTGGCCGCGTTGATCTGTTGCTGAGCCTGGTTGTAGCTCGCTACGGACTGCTGATAGGCCTGTTGTGTCGCGGCCTTTTGCGCATCGACAATGCTTTTGGTTCCCATGAGCGTCGACATCGTCGATCCGACGAATTTCCCGACGCCACGGAAGACGCTCTTGACACCTTTCATGGTTTCTCCAATATCAGTTCGATCGTGTTTTCCACCTTGCGGAATCCCCGTTTAATGAACATCGTCATCATCTCGTCGGAGACGCCGAGTACCAGTCTTCGGCATCCGTCCGACCGCCGAATCGCCTCTTTGATGAGCCGACCCGACCAATACGGACGATGCGCTGCCTCAACGTAAATCGAATCGATGTACGCCGACTTGAGCGCCGGATTGAACGTTTCGACGATGAAGAGTATCGAGACGTAGCCGACCGGATCCTCACCATCGAAAACTCCCAGCCAGACGGCTTCTCCCAAGTCGATCAAAGCACGATATGTCTCCCAGTCCACGTCAAGCGGGTAGTCGTCTCCGACTTCCTTCCAGGCCGCCTCGAAGATTTCTTTCATCCGGAACATCTCGTCCGATCCGATTTCACGAATTTCCATAAACGCAGTATGCGCCGGTTGACAAGACCATATGTGACACCTCAGTTCGATCAGGCGAACGGGTCGTAATCCTTGCTGATGTACTTCGCGACGCCACGGGATTTTGTGACGGGGTAGGCAAACGTCAGGGCAAGCCCATCGGCCAGGTCGGGAGACCGCCCGATACGCTCTTTGATTTTTTCTTTCGCCTCAAGCTGGATCTTGCCTGAGTTGTTGAAGAAATAGACCGGAGCAGACAGGTCTGACTTGAGAATCAGGTCATCCGGGATGGCTCCACCTTCAGACAACCATTTCTTCATGTCATACCACATCTCTGCACGCTTGTTCAGGTACCTTGGATCAAATGGAGACGAACTGAACGGCACCTCGATTACGGAATGACCAAGCTGCCTGATACGGTCGATTACACCCGCCCCCTGCCCTGCGTCAATGAAAACACTTGCCGGCTTGTACTGGGCAATGATGCTGACGATACGTCCTGCCAATGCCATGTTGTCCATGCCACGGATAACGACAGGCTCAAACGCCTGCAGCCCCTGCCGCCTGAAAATCACGCTGGCATCATTGCCGAACCGTGCAACGTCGATGCCGAGCACAACAGGCGCATGACCGATATCGCCCGGCAGATAAGCACGCTTTACGGCCTGCGATACCAGGTCGATAGGGATAAGCACATCGTCCGCCTCTGCACTGAAGTCGCACATCATCTCCTGACGCCATACACGGTCGGACATGCTTTTCTGCATCTCATCGATTTCAGATTCAGGTAAAGCCTTCGTGTCGTCGATTGTCTTGAGACTAACCCACCAGTCCCCGTTTTTGTTATGAACTTCAGAAAGCGCCTTGTCGTAGATGTCCTTGAACAGGTTGATGCCTTTGGGGGTGCCGATGAAAGTTGCCCATCCACCACGGTCTGCCAACGCAGGACGTAAAATCTCCTGCCAGACATCCGGCTTGATCTGCGCCACCTCATCCAACACAACGCCGTCCCAGTAGCCACCACGGAGACTGTCCGGGTTGTCCGCACCGAAAAGACGGATAAGTGAGCCATTTGGAAACGTCACAGACAACTCCTGCTCGTTGAACCTGACCCCTGGGATAACTCCGCTGAATCGCTTCACATAGTCCCATGCAATCATCTTCGCCTGCACTCGGAACGGAGCGATATATCCAAACCGACTTGCAGAACGCTTTGCGGTAAGCGCCGACTTTATCAAATGATTCACCGACAGCACGGTCTTTCCCATACGGCGGTGCGCAACCAGCACATTGAACCGTTGCTTCTCGAGATTCTGATGTATCTCAAGCTGGTACTTCCTCGGACGGTAAGGAATGACAACCCTAGTCATCGGCAACATCCCATGTGATTGTCAGTCCACCCTCGTGCTTTACTTCCTTCTTCTCGGTGTAATACTGCAGGGATTTCCCGACCAGTTCCTCGGCCTTGATTGCAGCAAGAATGTTATTCCTGCTCAATGCAAGGTCCCTGAGTTCCTGAAGTTTCCGCAGGTGTTCAGCCTGGCTGTAGATGAACTGGTCCTCAGACCGCTTTTTCAAGCGGTCAATCATAAGGGCGATATTAGGATTTGCCAGAAGTTTCTGTGCCTGCACACTGACACTGGAGCCCTTCATCCGCTCGCAGTTGTAAGCCTTTCTGTAGGCGTCGGATGGTCCCTTGCAGTCAGCAGAAGCCATCGCACGGCAGAAAGCCTCCTGCTTCGGAGTAAGCCGTTTATCTGCTTTCATATCGGATTATCCTCCATACCTGTGTGTGACTGATTCCCATCTTTCTGGCAATCTGCCTGATTGACATCCCCTGCTCCGAGAGCGCGCGTATCTGCTCAACATCGTCATCGGTCAGCTTTGCCATCGGATGCATTTGTCCTGAAATACTCCGCATACCTGAACCTCACCCACGTAACCGCCGCATTCACGGCAATGTTCCGCCGCATCGAACCAGGCTCCCCTGTCTGCGAAGCCCTTACAAGTCTTTCAACCGCAGGCTTTGGAAGATGAGCCGATACCCTATGTGCCATGTCAGACCTCTATTCCATCGACCTCCACCTCGAGTCTATCGCCTGCGCCGTCATCAGCCATCCGTTCGATTGAGACAGATGTCACCTGCCTGTCGTTCTGGTACGCTGCACCCTGAAGGGCATCGAGCGTCGGCTTGATCGCGTTGTCGATATCCATCCGTCCACCGTAGAGATACATCCGGATCCTGACATTCCCCTTAATTTTCCTGATGCCCTGTGACTTTGCCAGCCAGAAAACTTTCTGCTGGTACACCCTGGCTTCGGGAGTCTTCACAACCCTGACGGTTCCCTGCTCGGTAGCATACGAACGCCAATACCGGTTGGCCGATACCGGGTACGGAAGGATTAATGTCACGCTTTGCATACCGCCTCCTGACGTCTTCTG